CAGAAGAAGAAGTTCGTAAGGCTAAAGAGTCCTTTAATAAGTCCATGATGAGAGCTAACTTGTTTCATTTAGTTATGACAGATACATTCGATGTAATCGAGAGTTATCTAGCTCCTTGTGATATGGTACTAAATGATCAGTTCGTAAAGAAGAGTACTTGGTTAATGACTTTGCAAGTTCATGATGATTCTCTTTGGCAAATGATTAAAGATGATGAAATTACAGGTATCTCTATTGGAGCTTTAGCTAATATTGAAGCTGCAGATGAATAACATATTCTATGTGTATGTTCATCGCAGATTAACAGATAATAAACCATTTTATGTTGGTAAAGGTTCTGGTAATCGTGCTTGGCAATTTATAGGTAAACAGAGAAATACTTATTGGCACAATGTTAAAAATAAACATGGCATACAAGTTGAGATTGTGTTTGATGATTTAACAGAAATAGAAGCCTTTCAGTGTGAAAAAGATACTATAATTGAATTTAATTATTTTGGATACTGTTTAACCAATATGACTTCAGGTGGTGAAGGTTCTTCTGGATTGAATTTTACAGACCAGCAAAGACTTAATATTGCAAATGGACTTATCAATAAAAGATACAGCAGTTACGTAAAAACTGAGAGAAATATTAAAAGAGTTAGTACTTCTGGTATAAATAATCCTTTTGCTGATAAATCAGAATATGATTTTATTAGGTTATTAGATGGATTAGAAGTTAGATGTTCAAGACACCAATTATGTGATAAATATGAATTAGATCGAGGTCTTTTGAAGAAGTTATTCTACAAAGTGCCAAGAAAATCAGCATGTGGTTGGCGATTAAAAAAGGATTAATAGTGACTGAAAAAACTAAAAGACCTATCAAGGCAAAAAGAAAATTAAGCAATATTGACTTCAGTAGTGAAGGCTCGCACATTGCATTGGTTTCAAAGAAACAAGGTGGAACAGCTTCTGGTGCTGATTACAAATTGGTATTAAAGGCTAGTAATTTCAGCGAAGAGTTTGTGCAAAAGATGCAACAAGTTCGCGTTACAATGGAGCTACCAGATTTTCTTCGTAGGTTTTTCTCTTTATATGGAGATGATGCAGAAGTATTAGCTCTTATGATGGGTTACGAACCAATGCATAAGATGCCTGATGGTGAAATGATGTATAATGCAGATCATGAGGATTACATTCAGTCTAGGTTAGAATCTTACGAGGTAATGAAGTCTGCTTACAGTGCTGAGAGTCTTTCACAACTTCTATCTGAGTTAGATGAAAACGAATACTTAGCACTATTAAATGATCAAGCTTTGATCGAAAAAGCATTTGACAAATTAGAAAAAGCATATAAACCAAAAGTTGGTGATATGGTTTCATGGAACTCCAGTGGTGGTAGAGCTACTGGTAAGATTGAAAAGATTGTACAAGACGGAACAATCAAAGTACCCAATACAAGTTTTAGCGTAAAAGGAACTGAAGATAATCCTGCTACGTTGATTAGACTTTATAGAGATGATAAACCTACGGATGTTCGTGTAGGTCACAAATCTTCTACACTTACTAAAGTACAGAAGTCTCTAGATACAGAATCTAAACCTACTGCTTTTGCAGAAGATAATGATACCTCAACAAACGCTAGCGTTGAGACAAGCCAAGGGGTGTCTACCTCTGTTAACAAAGAAGAATTGGAGAAATCTAAGATGGATGACGAATTGAAAGTCGAAACTGTAGAAAAAGCTCAGTTTGAACTTGTGCAAAAAGCCCTAGAAGAGCAAAAAGTACAACTACAAAAAGCCTTGGATACTATTGCTGAATTTGAAGCTGATAAAAAAGAAGCTATCAACAAGGCAAAAACTGAAAAAATTAAAGCTATCGTAAAAGACGAAAGCAACGTTCAAGCAATCGCTAAGGCAGGTTTGACACTAGAATCTGAAGATGATTTTACTGCATTTGTTCTTGCTATTGAAGCAATCATGCAAGTTGTAGAATCTTCTGATATGTTTGTAGAAAAAGGTGCTTCTACTGAAGAAGCCTCCAGTAAAGAATCTGCTGTAGCTAGACTGTTAAAAGCCAAGCAAGCAAAGCAAGCTAAGTAAATTAAAAGGAAAATATAATGCCACTAATCGCAACAGAAGCCGCTCGTCTTTCAAACGTAGTCAAACAAGAGTTATTCCCAGAAGCAGGTTATTGCCGCCGCGTAGTTACCTACAACGGTACTGCCGCTGCCCTAGTCCCCGGTACTGTCTTAGGTAAAGTCTCCGCAGACGGTACATATAAAATTGCAGTTCAGACTGCTACCGATGGCTCACAAGTAGCTGATGCAATCGTAATTGTCGAGAAAACTGTAGCTTCTGCTACTGCCACCGGAGTTCTATGCTTAGTTCGCGGTGCTGCTATCGTATCTAAAGCTGGTCTAATTCTAGATGCAAGTTATGACCTAGACTCAGAAAAAGCTGCCGTATATGCTGCTTTCGATGCTAAGGGTATTCTTAGCAACGATGCAGTTTAATAGCTAACGTATATTAATAATAAAACAAGGAAATTATAATGCAAACTCGCAGTTTTGAAAAACCATTTGAACTCGTAGACTATACCGAAGAACTACTCCTAGTTCCAAACACATGGGGTCTAGTCAACGAACTCGGAATTTTCCGTAATGAAGGTGTAGCCCAGCATAGCATTACCGTTGAATCCAGCCAAGGTACTCTCGGTCTAGTTACCGATAAAGTCCGTGGTGAGCGTAGCAACGTAAACAAAGATGACACCCGTGCTCTACGTTCATTTGCTATCCCGCACTTTCCACTTGATGACGCAATCAAGCCTGAAGACGTCCAAGGCAAGCGTGCTTATGGCTCTCCAGATCAATCTGAAACTGAAGCTGCTGTTATTGCACGTAAGCTAGAGCGTATTCGCCGTAGCCACGCTGCTACACTAGAAGCTGCCCGTTGCTTTGCCATTACCACTGGTGCTATCTATGCTCCTAACGGTACTGTTGCTGGTAACTACTACACAGACTTCGGTGTTACCCGCAAAGAGGTTGACTTCGTACTAGGCACTACAAGTACGGATGTTCTCGGTAAGTCCGAAGAGGCTATCGCTCACATTCAGGATAATATCCTCTCCGGTGAGAACGTAAGTAATGTAACTGTCCTTTGCTCACCTGGTTTCTTCGGTAAGCTAATTAAGCAAGCTGGCGTCAAAGAAGCTTACAAGTACTACTCTAGCACTCAAGAGCCACTACGTCAGCGTCTAGGCTCTGGTCTATACCGTCGTTTTACTCATGGCGGTGTTGAGTACATTGAATACCGTGGTTCTTACAATGGTGCTGTTCTGATCCCTGCTGGTGATGCTTACGCAATGCCACTAGGTACTAGCGACATGTTCATCAGCTACTTTTCACCTGCTAACAAGTTTGACTTTGTTAACACCATCGGTGAAGAGGCTTATGCTTTCACTTTCCGCGATCCTAAAGGTAGCCAGATTGAGATTCAAACCGAATCTAACTTTTTGAACCTAGTTCGCCGCCCACAAGCTCTAGTTCGTTTGTTTTCAAGCGACTAATAGCTAGTTAATTTAGATTCCCGCTTCGGCGGGTTTCTAACATAAGAATTGAAATATAGCATTAGTATTGTTATATTATAGTACTATTAAGTTTACAGACTACGCTATAGTCTTTTTAATTACTTAGATTACGCTATAGTACTTAAATACTTAGATAGTACTATTTCAGTTTTTATGTTAGCTACACTAAAGGACATACACTATGACAATACATGCATTGAGAATAGAGCTTGGGGACGTTTCGACTGAGTTTCCAATTATGTCAGATGACGAGTACACATATTTCTTGGGTAAGCACGATTGGAATATCCAACGAGCTTCTATGGATTCAGCTAAGAGTATTCTTCTAAAGCTTTCTATGCGTACAGATGAAACAGTTGATATTTTTAGTATTAAAGGGTCTTCTGCAGCTAAGAACTATATGCAGGCATTGCAGTTATATATTAAGAGTCCAGGTCTTAATTCTATGTACGATAAGATTCAAGGGTATGCAGGCGGTATATCTAAGAACGATATGATAGCTAATGATGCTAACTTAGATAATAATATAATTAAACAACCATCTGATACGTACTACACATCAAGGACTAATCCTTCCTACCCTTCACGGTTTGGTTCGTTTGGCATTTAACTGAAGGAAGTATATGGATAGATATTTAGCTCTTACAGTTAAGGCATTAAATCAACATGGTAAAATTTGTACTTATATTGCAGTTCAAGAGGGTTATTACGATGTTGAGACAAGTTCTACAAGCAACACGGAAACTAGCTATCAACTTATAATGTACAAGAAGCACGTAAGAGCTAATCAGTATAACTTTCCGAATATGATTGGAAGAGATTCTGCTCTTTTTCATCTAGCAAATAATAATCTAGCGTTTACACCTGCTGTTAAAGATAAGATAACACTTGATTCTACTACTTATACTATAGACTCAATAACTGAACACGCTGCAGGTGGTCTGATAATTCTATATAAGATATTAGCCGTAAAGAGTTAGTAATGCAAATATCAGTAAATACCTTAGCACTAGAGAAAAGCTTGAAAGACTTCCACGAAGAAGCTACCAGAAAGATGCAAGGTATGGTGGAGAAATTCTCATACATTGTAGCTGTAACCGCAATAGATAATACTCCTATCGGTGATTCAGTTAAGTGGGAAGATCTGTACTTAAGGCGACAACAATTAATCGGTCTAGAGCCTATAGAAGGTTTTGCTAAAGGTTCTTGGAGAGTATCTACAGATGGCACTCTTGAGATGCAAGCACTATACGGAGACAGTTCTGACGATATGGCATCTTCACTTATTAAATCAGATTTAAATGATTATAAGCTAGGTGAAACTATAATGATCAGTAACTTTGGACCTTATATTATTGAACTTGAGAAGAATTTTGATAGGTACAATAAGAATCAACCAATAATGCAGCCTACACTTGATTCCGTCATGAGAACATATCAATTACATCTTGACGATTATTATAAGGAAAGTTAATGGCAATTATACAAATTAAAAGAGCAGCCGAACGTAGGCTACTTGCTTTGACTCCTACTTTAGCTACAGCATGGGAGGGAGTTACTTTTGAGCCTACTGCTTCAATATATCAAAGAGTTCAATTTACAATTCAAGCCCCAGAGGATCCTGTGCTAGGCATAGGCTTCCACCGTGAAAGAGTAACTCTACAGGTGTTTATTGTAGGTTCTGCTAACAAAGGTACTTCTGAAGTTATTACACGGGCTGAACTTGTTCGCAATCACTTTGCAAAAGGTTTAGTACTAGAAGAAGATAATGTAAAGATACATGTGCTAAAAACACCGCAAATTGCAGGTAATACTATTGTATCTGAAAGAGTGATCTGCCCTGTACTAATTCAATTAGTTGCAGAAGTATACTCATACTAATCAAGGTTGCTGAACCTAAATCAGTACATTTGCAAATGTTGAAAATTTAAATTAAGGAAAATAATATGCCAATTTCAAAAGGTACATCGAAAGTTGTTGCTTACAAGAAAGAAAGTACTTGGGGTACTGTAGCCGGTGCAACATCCGCTAAATTACTTCGCCGTGTAACTGCAAGTTTTAACTTAGCAAAACCGGCCTATGAGTCTGGTGAGATTCGCACAGATCGGCAAGTCTCTGACTTTCGTCATGGCGTGCGTTCTGCTGAAGGTTCTCTGAATGGTGAGTTATCTGCTTTAACTTACTCTGATTTCATGGGTTCTATTAGTGGCCGTGATTTTACTTCTGTTAGTCTAGGCGCTTCTGCTCAAGTAACAGTTACTTCTACTACCGGTACTTACAAACTTGTTCGTGCATCAGGTTCATGGTTAACTGATGGTATTCGTGTAGGTATGATTGTCCGTGCTAGTGGTTTAACAGCTACCTCAGACAATGCAAAGAACTTGCTA